CTGAATAATTAGAAGCATTAACAGAAGTTAAACCATCAATAACAGCTTCTCCTATCGCAGATAAAACAGAAGTACCCTTTGATTTTGGAACGTAAATATTGCATTGGATAACACCAGCATAATAATCTGAAGCTGCACCCTGATTTTGTTGTGTTGATTGATTAAAATTCAAACTCATTAAAATATACTTTGTACTTTTTCCAGGTGTAGTGTAATGAACATTGTCATAAACCATTTCAACAGTATTATCTGCTGACGCAACTGCGTCTGTTACTGCTTTCTCAAATGCTGCTCTGGTGTTTACTAAAGTCATGCTTCAAAACTTGTAAATGTAGTACCTGAGAATTTCTCGGAAACTCCTGATCCTATAAACAGTTTACCCTTATCTGACATATTTTCTTTTATCAAACGACCTAATTTACCTTGAACAAATTTTTGAATTTCTCCACTTTCTAAAACATATTGAGAATATTCTGCTTTATTTCCAATAAAAACTGATTTTCTATAATTAAAAACTCTATTTCCTGAACCCACAGGAAATCTTGGTCTAACAACTGGTTTTGGAGGTCTGATTTTTTGACCTTTTGAATAAGCTTTCCATACTATTTGTCTTTGAGTTGCCCAGGGTTCATAATTTTTCACTTTATGATTAGCTGATACAGGACTATTTGATGCTTTCCAACTAGAAGCAAAAAATCCTGTAAATACAGGCATTGTTGTTGGTGCTGTTTGATTTCGATTAGATAATTCAAAATGAACATCTTTTATAAGATTATTAAAATCTCTACTAATTTTTCTATCTAAATCT